ATTGGGAACCCGACGCAACTGTCTGGGGAATTTTACAGCGCCTTCCGTTCCCCCATCTACCATAAAATACACATTTCCGCATGGGACAGCCCAAACATTGTAGCGAATAAAGTGGTGCGCCCATACCTGATCACCCCTGAATGGATTGCGGAGAAGCGCATCAAGTGGGGAGAAGACTCCCCGATGTGGTATTCCCGCGTGCTCGGGGACTTCCCAGAGCAAGGCGAGGACACCCTGATTCCGCTGGCGCTCATCGAACAAGCGCATTTCCGCTACCTCTCTACCCCAATTGATACAAGCGCACCCATCCGCCTGGGCGTCGATGTGGCGCGATTCGGGAGTGACTCCTCCATTATTACCGCCAGTCAGGGCTTGCACGCGACGAAGCGCAAAACCAGTAAGAAACTCGACCTCATGACGTTATGTGGTGAGGTGATCGATACCTATACGACCGACCATGCCACACAGATCAATGTAGATGTCTGCGGGTTAGGCGCTGGCGTCGTGGACCGCTTAATAGAACTTGGATACCCTGTAACCGGCGTCAACGTGGGCAGTGCGGCGACAGAGAGCAGCCACTACCTCAATCTCCGAGCCGAAGCGTTCTGGAATCTCCGGGATGAATTCCGCGACGGCGCCATCGCCATTGACCCGGCCGATGAAGACCTGGCCGCTGAACTCTCCTCGATCAAATATGGCTTTGACTCCAAGGGCCGCACGAAGATTGAGAGCAAAGAGGACATGAAGAAGCGGTCCGGCGGCGTCAGTCCAGACAACGCGGACGCGCTCATGCTCTCGCGCATCGTAGTGCCTGATACTGATTATAGCCTGTACTGGACTCGTTAGGGGGCCCACACTATGCCCGTTTCCATGACCGAGGTGAAATACTTCCTGAAGAAAGCCTTTACCCGGCAAAAGTCGATTACGGGTGCGCCCATGGGATGGAATCCTGAACAATCGCTGTTCCCCACCGCCATGAGTTGGGACGATTTTGCCAATCCGGGATGGGTGACCAAATCATTTCAAGCCTACTGGTCAGAGGGTTACTCGATCAATCCCATTGTCTACTCGTGCATCGAGGGACAGGCCTGGGCGTGCGCGGCCATTCCGTTACGTCTCTATCGGTCAACCGGACAAACAGACAGGCCGGACCCGGAGGTTCAAGACGGAGCGATGGCGGAACTCCTCCGCTACCCGAATGATGAATACGGCATGTCGCAGCTCATCTACCAAGCGGTCGTGAGTTATAAAGTCGCGGGGAATGCGTATTTTCACTTATCAGGACCGGACGAGAAAGGTCTAGGCATTCCCAAATATATCGACGTGACGCCGCCAAACTGGATGCTGCCCGTGCCGAAATCCAATATGCGGCAGGTTTGGTATTATAGCTACCTGATTCCAAGTGAAACGGACGCACAGATGGATCCGCGCGTCATCTGCCATGTCAAGACGTATAACCCCATCTATCCCTACCTGGGCTTGCCCCCGCTCATGGCAGCGGCGCGGTCCATTGATGCGAACAACGCCGGACGTGTGTGGAATTACCGCTTGACCCAGAATAGCGCGGCGCCCTCCGGCATTCTCTCTCCTGACCCTGCGCCTGGCGCGCCGCCGCCCAACCCCAGTCAGCTGATGGCGATGCGTGAGGACGTGCAAAAAAACTGGGCCGGCCAGATGAACGCCGGCGTCCCGGTGATTGTGCCCGGATCGCTAAAGTATCAAGCCATGGCCTTCTCGCCGGTGGACATGATGTGGGATCGCGGGCAAACGAAAAGCGCGATTGAAATCTGCAATGTCTTGAATTACCCCACACAGCTACTGGGCATCGAGGGATCGAACACATACAGTAATTATAAAGAAGCGCGACGCGCGCTCTATACCGATAATTGCATTCCCATGATGAAGATCATTTGTGAGGCACTAACGGCTCACCTACAAGAACGCTTTAACGATCATACGCTCTATGTGAGTTTTAATATCCGTGATATTGACGCTCTAGCCAATGATCAACTCATTGAAGCGCAGCGCTTGGCGATATCGAGCTGGTTGACGGTGGACCAAAAGCGGGAAGAGCAAGGTATCAAGGCGATTGGAGGCGAGCAGGGCGCGGCGATACTCGTACCGGCCGCCACATCGACCCTGGCAGACATCGTCGACCCAGGCGCACACGAGGCGCGGACAACCGGGGTGGTGTAATGTGCTATATGTGCGACTTCGCGAGAGCGCTGAAAGACATTATTCCAAATCCGGGGCAGACTGGGGAGCCGGTCCCGCCAGCGGGAATGCCTGACCAGTATCCCTTTTACCTGAAACCCATTCCGATTACCCGGGGCCGGAAGGTGCAAGAAGAACTGGACGCTCTCCTTGAACGTGAGGTGCCTGGGCCTGCAGTCGATGCCTTTCTCGCCATGCGCCCGGCAGTCCAGGCGAGCGATGATCCGATTACCTATCTGGTGCGATGGCTCTACAGCAGTATCTCCGCCGCTGAGGAACCCATCAAGTATCAGGAAATACGTAACTCTATCATCCGTGGCGAAGTGGATGAGGAATGGGTGCGGCAGTGGGAACTCCGCTATGCCGACTACGTGAATACGGCGCTCGCTCCGTTGTGGGACCGCTCTGCAGAAACCGGCGCATCCCTGGTTGAGGACGGCATCAATGCCGCGCTCGCCACCGAGGACACCGGTGCCTTCGCGACCGCCTCCACACAAGCCATGCTGGAAGGATGGATTAAAGATCGTGGGGCACAGTGGGTGACGAACGCAACGGAACAACAGATGAAGGCTGTGAATTACCTGCTGCAAGAATTTCTCGTGCGGCACGAGGCCAGTGCCGAGGAGATGGCACGCTATATTCGCCCGGCGATTGATCTCACCGTGTCGCAAACCAGGGCCGTGGAAAAATATCGGCAGTCCCTACAGTCGTTAGAGGGAGCCGATAAGCTCTCTGACGCCAAGATCGAGAACATGGTACAAAACTACTATGGGAGACTGCACCGATTTCGCGCGCTCCGTATCGCGAAAACCGAATCCTCGTTTGCCTATAATCGTGGCATGTTGGCAAGCACCAACAAAGCCATGCAGGACGGGTGGTTCAACAACCGAAAACTCTACATGGTGTGGATTTTAAGCGGCGCCGACAACACCTGCGAACGATGCCAAGACGCGGCAGATCGTGGCCGCGTCGAGTGGGGTGAAACCTGGGAGGGCGGCACGACCAAAGAGCCGAACGTTCCAGCGCCTCCGCTCCATCCCCTGTGCGCCTGCTCCTTCAATCTCGAGACGGTGAGAATTCCCGCCAGCCAACGAGTCAATCTCTAACGCGTTGCCCCGCAACAGAATAGCCTGCTTCCCGAATGACGGGAAGACGCGCCCCGGTGCCTGCCAGACATCGGGGCTTTTCTTTGGCCAGCCCAGTTCAGCGACGGGCTGATTTTGAAAGGAGAACCACATGGAAAAATTAGCACAGCGCTTACGCGCGAAGGCGAACATCTGCAATCTCGCGCCGGAACGAGATGCGTATCTCTATGCCGCACTAATGGCAATGCCCTACGACGAGCGCATTGCTATCCTCGAAAAGGCATTAGCGATCAAGGATGACCACATTGCTGCACTCGAAACGCAGGTGGCTGCCGACTCCGCACAGCGATCAGGAACGATCAATGGGGAAGATAGCGGAGCGCCGACAGATTTCAGTCATCTCCTCCATGGCATCTATTGGATTTACTGGAAGGAAGGCGGGAAATCGCTCGCGGCAGTAGGCAGCCTTCCCGATGGCACGCGGTGGATGGCTCCCACGAACTGGATTGGCATTGAGTGCGAGCCAAAGAGGGCGCAGGAAATATGGGATGATGTTGCGCGTGTAAAGTATGTTCGGCTTCCTGCGCGGGAGATTAGAGGCGACGATGCTGATGACGCCGCCCTGGTGGACTACCTGGAAAGAGAATGGGATCGCAGCCCTGACAGCGCCATTCCGCCGTTGCGGATGGCCAAAAGTCTGATCCGCGCATTACAGCACAATAAGCAGGCGCTGAAAGACGAAAACACGACGCTGAAGCAAACACTCGACGCGCTTGTAGCGGAGCGCGATTGCTTGGGGCGCAAAATACACGACGCTCCCATTTCTACAACCAACGCGCAGGAAGATAAAT